AAAACAATAATAAACTAGAAACGGAAATAAGATACACATTTAGATAATATGAAATTTGGACCACACCATTATAGACCTTTACCAGAGTACCTTAGAGTAAAACCAAGTTCCGTAAACGGACTGGGACTCTTTGCTGAAGAAGATTTGAGAGCAGGTACATTCTTGGGAGTGTCTCATGTCTGGGAAACTAATAGGCATGAGTGGATAAGAACTCCTCTTGGTGGTTTTATAAATCACTCAGAGAGTCCTAACTGTTTTATAAACACAAATGTACACTACCACCATGGAGATCAGCGAGAACTATATGCAATTAAACCCATAAAAGCTGGTGAAGAGCTAGTGGTTTACTATACAGTAGGCTATGACGATATAATACAATGAGAATAATCTGGAAATTGTGGGCAAAAAGCCTAGGTGAAAAAGCATCTGATAATCCTATAGAAGCGGATGCGATAGCTATATTTCGTACCTTGATTGTACTTGCAAATTTTGTAACGTGTTTCTTTATTGTTTCAGGCATAATACATCACTGGTAATGAAAGCAGTAATAAGTGATAGGATATACCTAGAAGTACTTCCGCATACGCAAAAGAAGATAGATGATGAACTTACATACGCTATACCTTCTTTTAAGTACGGAGATCCACCTCTTATAATAAAGAATATGGCTCTTATAAAACAAGGGTTGGTAGCTATACCTGTTGGAAGAATGGATTTAATCCCAGAAGACCACGAAATAGTTGACAAACGAACGGATATTCCCGTAGACTTCCCCTCATTCCAGTTTACTTTACGAGAGTCTCAACAGTCTGTATATGACGATATTGAAGACAGTAGTATAATTAACGCTTGGGTAAGTTGGGGTAAGACATTTACGGCTCTAGCAATAGCTGGGAAACTAGGACAGAAAACTCTAGTAGTAACACATACTTTATCATTAAGAAAACAGTGGGAAACTGAATGTGAAAAAGTATTTGGTTTTACTCCTGGCATTATTGGTAGTGGTAAATTTGAAATTGATAGTCCTATTGTGATAGGGAATATACAAAGTTTATACAGAAAGATCCCACAAATTCGACAAGAGTTTGGAACTATTATCCTAGATGAGATGCATCATGTTAGTAGTCCGACATTCTCAAGAATTATAGATAAAAATTGTGCTAGGTATAAGATAGGTCTTACTGGTACATTACAAAGAAAAGATGGTAGACATGTAGTCTTTAGAGATTATTTTGGAGACAATGTTTACAAACCACCAAAGGAAAACTTTATGATGCCAAAAATTGACATCTTAAAACTTCCAATTAGGTTCATGGACGGAAACTCTATCCCATGGGCTAATAGAGTTAATGAGTTGGCTTACGACTCAGAGTATCAAAATTCTATAGCCATGACTGCTAGTGCATATGCGGCCCGAGGTCACAAAGTGTTAGTAGTATCTGATAGAGTGGATTTCCTAAAAAACTGTGCGAAACTCACTGGTGATAGTGCAGTTTGTGTAACGGGAGCAGTCCCGCACGAAGAAAGACCAGATATAATTAAACAGATTTTTGAAGATAAAAATATACTGTATGGGACACAAAGTATTTTCTCAGAGGGTATTTCTTTAGACATTCTTAGCTGTTTAATTCTTGGTACACCAGTAAATAACGAGCCGTTACTTACACAGCTCATAGGAAGAATTATTCGTACATATGAAGGAAAACAACAACCTACAGTTGTTGATATAAATTTAATCGGAAATACCGCAAGGCGACAGGCTAGTCAACGACTAGGATACTATATCAAACAAGGATATGATATATCAACCTTGTAAAGACCTCCGAAAAATACTACTTGACACGGATTCTAAATTTTGATATAATATAATGATAAAATATAATTGGGAAAAAATAATTAGAGTGACGAAAGGCGATGCAATTCAAATACTCGCAATTATTCATGTCCTTACTTACAAGCGTGTAGCAATTAATCGAAAAGATCCTGCTTATAAATATAGGGCGGGCGATTTCGTCGGTGGAAGTTTTTTACTCCACCCTGAAAAATTATTAGCTAATCACAAAAAGTATTATCCAGAAGAGTGTGCAACATATTTAATGGTTGCCTCTTTTAGAAATTATTTTATATACAAAGAAGATGGGGATACAAGATTACATATGTTGTATAACCCCTTAATAAAACAAATAACAAACGACAATCGATTACTTCAAATCGTAGATGATTATATTTATTTTCGATACGAAGAAAATCATAAAGGAAAAAAACTAAAATGGCAATAAAATTTAACCAAGCTCAAGGGAGCGCAAAAAAAGAAAAGATAGATCAATACACATACAAAGAAGGAGACAATGTACTCCGTATAGTAGGAGATCTATTACCTAGATATGTTTACTGGATTAAAGGTGAGAACGGCAAAAATATTCCTATGGAATGTCTTGCTTTCGACAGACAAACAGAAACATTCAACAACAAAGAGAAAGATCACGTTCGTGAATTCTTTCCAGACCTTAAATGTGGTTGGGCATATGCTTGTCAATGCATAGACCCATCTGATGGAAATGTAAAAGTAGTAAATCTTAAAAAGAAACTAATGGAACAAATCATGGTTGCAGCAGAAGATCTCGGAGATCCTACTGATGTAGAAACTGGTTGGGACATACATTTTCAAAGAGTCAAGACTGGTCCAATGGCTTTCAATGTAGAGTATAGACTTCAAGCATTAAAATGCAAAGTACGTGCTTTGTCAGAGGCAGAGAGTTCAGCTATAGCTGAGATTCGTTCAATGGACGACGTTCTACCTAGACCTACACCTGATGCTCAACTAGAACTATTACAAAGAGTTACTCAACCATCTGAAGGAGCTGATGCCCCATCTGATGTAGACTCTGAGTTCTCAATTTCGTAAGGAGAAAAACATGATTGGAATAGGAGAAGAATTTCCTTACTTTTCACTGCCTGCAGTAAGTTCTAACAATGATATTGTAGAAGCATACTTTGATGACAGAGAATGGAATGTAGTTTACTTTTACCCAAAAGATTTTACTTTCATCTGTCCAACTGAAATAGCAGACATGGATTGTTTGGTAGGAGAAGCAATAGTTACAGGTATCAGTGGCGACAATGAATACTGTAAACTTGCGTGGAAAGAACAAAATGATCTCATAGGCAATATCAAACACAACTTGGCAGCAGATAGTGGACTATCTCTTGCTAATAGACTAGGGATAGTTGACCCCGATGAAGGAGTACCTTACAGAGCAACTTTTATAGTTGATGATGAAGGCTTTATCCAACACGTATCAGTAAATGCATTAGATACGGGAAGAGATGCAAAAGAAGTGCTAAGAACACTACAAGCTTTAAAAGCTGGTGGTCTCACAGGTTGCGCATGGCAACCAGGCGAGGATTTCGTAGCATGATTTTATTTACAGCAGACTGGCATATTAAACTAGGGCAAAAGAATGTTCCTATGGCTTGGGCTTGCGCACGATATGATTTATTCTTTGAGACTCTACATGAGTTAGAAAATGACGTAGATTTACATATCATAGGCGGAGACCTTTTTGATAGAGTGCCTTCAATGGATGAACTAACAATATACTTTGATTTTATTAAAGATATTAAAATTCCTACTATCATTTATGATGGTAACCATGAAGCTACTAAAAAGAATAAGACTTTCTTTTCTAATCTTAAACGAGCCACGTCTGATGTAAACCCACTTGTTGAAATAATAGATGAAACTACAGAGTATGAATGGGGAACTATTCTACCTTATGCAGATTTGCATAAGAAAGGCTTTATAGAAAAATGTAATATCAACAAGCCTTTATATACACATGTAAGAGGTGAAATACCTCCTCATGTGACACCCGAAGTAGACCTAGATAGATTTGATGCTTTTCCTGTCGTGTACGCAGGTGACCTACATAGTCATACAAATACACAAAGAAACATCGTCTATCCAGGCTCTCCTATGACTACATCTTTTCACAGAGATATAGTCAAGACAGGGTATCTTTTAATTGACGAAGATGAGTGGTCATGGAAACAATTTGACCTACCTCAGTTAATTAGAAAAACAGTAACCGATCCAGAGGATATGGTACAAACAGAGTTTCATCATACAATCTATGAAATCGAGGGAGACGTAGCTGATTTAGCATCAGTCAAGAACTCCGACCTACTTGATAAGAAAGTAGTAAAACGAAGTACAGAAGCTACACTTAATCTTAAAGACTTAACAATCGAAGAAGAGCTAGCAGAATATCTGAGTGCGATACTTGATTTGAATGATGAAAAAATACAACAAATAATGGGAGTGTTTAGTGATTATTCTAAAAACGCTACGCTGGGATAATTGTTTTAGTTATGGTAAAGGAAACATTCTTGATCTTAACTCTAGCAATCTCACTCAACTTGTCGGCACCAACGGAATGGGTAAGTCTTCCATTCCACTTATTATCGAAGAAGTATTATTCAACAAGAATAGTAAAGGNATAAAAAAGCAAGAGATNCAAAATCGTTTTGTAAATGATGGCTATGGTATCAACCTTACTTTCTCAGTTGATGATAATGAGTACGAAATAGATGTAACTCGTAAGGCAAGTATAAAGTGTAAGCTCTATGAAAATGGAGACGACATATCATCTCACACAGCGACAAATACATACAAGACTGTGCAAGAACTATTGGGACTTGATTTCAAGACCTTTACACAGTTGGTTTATCAGAATACTAATACATCATTACAGTTTTTAACTGCAACAGATACGAACAGAAAAAAGTTTCTAATCGATCTTTTAAAGTTAACTGAATATGTAGAATTCTTTGAAATATTCAAGGAAGCATCGAGAGAGATTACTCTAGAAGTAAATACCCTCGAGAGTAAATCTGACACAATAGTAAAATGGTTAAATGAAAATAAATTGGAGAGTATAGACATACTTCCTATATTAGATTTACCAAAATCGTCAGAAAAAGACGAACAAGAGTTACAGCAGTTACATAGGGATTTTGAAAAAATCTCTGAAAATAATAAAAAAATTATAACCAATAATTTTAATTTGGAGAAGTTGCAGGAGCTTACTTCCGACGAGAGACGACTCTTTGCAGGTGAGAAGATTGACCTTGACGCTATGCTGCAGAAACAAGGAACATATAGTTCCCAAGTGTCTGAAGCTTCAGCGCATTTGGACAAACTCTCAGAACTTGAGGGACAGTGTCCAACCTGTGAGCAAGAGATAGACTGGAATCAATTGAGTGCAATTAGTACAAGATATTCCATTGATAGAGACGAAGCAACTAATAATCGAGAAGCTGTAACTGAACAGATAAAAGAGGCTCGAGTAAACAACGTAAAAGTAAATACGAGAGATACACTTCAGAATGATTTTGAAAATCTTATTCGAAGTGTGGACAGTTCTCTCCCTACAGAAATTTTCGACGGAGAAGAGATGTCTTCCCGAATTGACGAAATTTCTTCACGTATCTCCAATGTAAGAAGTGAGATACAAAAAATCGCGGATAGTAACTTACAAGCTGAAAGACATAATACGAGGCTTGATATTATCTCTGAACAGACTACTGGCTTCGAGAGACAGTTGGAAGAAATTGTCGAGGCATTGAGTAAAGTAGAGGAACGAAGTACTCATCTGGAGATACTAAAGAAAGCCTTTAGTACCAATGGTCTACTCGCATACAAGATTGAAAATCTAGTAAAAGATTTAGAGGATTTAACAAACGAATATCTTGCTGAGCTTTCAGCAGGTAGGTTTAGTCTTGAGTTTGTAGTAACAAATGACAGATTAAATGTAGAAATAACGGATAACGCAAAGATAGTAGACATACTTGCTTTATCCTCAGGAGAATTAGCAAGAGTTAACACAGCCACTCTGCTAGCAATAAGGAAATTAATGAGTAGTATATCTAGTTCACGCATCAATACATTGTTTCTCGATGAAATAATTTCGGTACTTGATGATGAAGGAAAAGAAAAACTAGTAGAGATATTACTTGGAGAAGATCTAAATACATATTTAGTTTCTCATGGCTGGACTCACCCACTTCTAGCAAAGATAGAAGTCATAAAAGAGGACAATATAAGTAGGTTAGAGTGACCCACACGTTTTGGAAACATATGTGTCCAATAACAGATAGAATAATTTATGTTCCCGTAGGTAGATCCTGTGGGAATTGCAAACAGGAAGAAGATGGAATTCGCAGAAACATTAAAGAAACAAGAACGCAACGAAAATCTCATAATAGTTGATGGACTTAATATCGCATTTAGATGGAGATATAAAAGAGTACCTTACTATACAAATGATTACGTTAGAACTGTTGAAAGTTTAGCAAAGTCATATAATTGTGGTAACATGATTATATTAGCTGATGGTGGAAGTACCTATAGAAAGAATCTATACCCAGAATATAAAGGGAATAGAAAGGANAAGTATGACACGCAGACTGAAACAGAAAAGAAAGAATTTGAACAATTTTTGGGAGAATTCGGAAATGCTTTTAAGAAATTAAAAAGCAAAGGTTATATGGTGCTAAAGAATAAAGGCTTGGAAGCTGATGATTTAGCCGCATGGATCGTAGGAAAGAAGGAAGAATTTAATATAGGAGATATATGGTTGATATCATCAGATAAAGACTGGGACTTACTTATTAGGGACGGAGTATCTCGCTTTT